CACTAGGCATGGTTTAGATTTACTGAGAGCTTATGAAGATTGGGCTGAAGAGGAAGGTGCATCTGAAATTAGACTTAGCATAGCCTCTGGTGTCCATGAAACAAAGACAAGTAAACTGTACCAAAAATTAGGGTACTCTCATTTAGGTTCACAATACAGGAGAAAGTTATAATGGGTTTTATGTCACCTAGTACACCAGAAGTACCTAACCCGGCCAAGCGTCCAGAAAGATCAGACACTATTGAGCCTGAGGATATCGCTGTTGGTGGGGAAGGCGAAGAAAGTGAAAAGAAAGGTCGCCGTGCATTGCGAAGACCTTCAGGAAATACCGATGGATCAAATCAATCGGTAGGTACTGGCCTCAGCGCGTAAGGAGACTACATGAAAAACAATCCCTTGTCTCCCTACGGAGATAAAGGGTCTACCCTCGCTTCTAAGTACGATCAGTTGAAGCAGAAAAGGGAGACCTATCTAAGTCGTGCAGAGCAATACGCCAAGGCTACACTGCCATACGTTATGCCAGAGAATCAGAACACAGAAAGTGATTCTATGCAAAACGGTTGGCAGAGCTTTGGTGCAAAGGTTGTTAATCACCTTAGTAACAAGATTATAATGACCCTGTTCCCGCCTTCTAGGTCTTTCTTTAAACTAAGCTTCTCCTCTGATATCCAAAAAGAACTAAAGGAAGAGGGCTGGGACAGTTCTACCTTGGCAACTGAGCTTGCCGCTGTAGAGTCTGATGCCATGACATTCATGGACAGCACAACACCTAGAGACTTGGATATTAAAACAGCCAAGCATTTGATTATCACTGGTAACTACATGCACTACTTCCCTGAAACAACTAAACATGCTATAGGTGTAAGCCTAAACCAGTACGTTGTGAAGAGAGATACGTATGGAACTTTACTTGAAGTTATACTCTGCCAGAAGAAAGCCTTAGGCTCTATGCCGGAGGAGATTAAGCAGAAGGTAAAATCAGACTATCGTAACAGTCACATCAAAGATGATACTGAGGTCTCTCTGTACACAGGTGGCTTGCGTCAACCTGATGGTAAGTACAAAGTATATCAAGAAGTCCTTGGTGTAGTGGTAGGTAAAGAAAGCCTTATGAAGGAAGAGAACATCCCCTTCACCATCTTAATGTGGAACCATACTCACGGTGAAGATTACGGTAGAGGCTTGGTAGAAGATCATGGTGGAGATTTCCATGTTATTCAAATACTTTCTGAGGCTGTAGCTAAGGGTATGATCTTGATGGCAGACATCAAGTACCTTGTTAAACCCGGAAGCTACACAGATGTTGACCATCTTGTTGAAAGCCCAACAGGGGAATTCATCAGTGGCAACATTGATGACATCGGTGTTCTACAGTTAGAGAAATACGCAGACTTCTCTCCTATCGTTGAAGTCCTTAGGGATTACGAGCGAAGGGTTGGTGAAGCCTTTATGGTATCTCGGGCAGCAAGACGAGATGCAGAACGTGTAACTGCTTATGAGATCCGACAGGATGCTGCTGATCTTGAGGTGGCTTTGGGTGGTGTATACAGTCACCTGTCTGCTATCTGGCAGAAGCCTAGAGCTATGCGCCTTCTCAAGATGGCTATTGATAACAGCAATTCTGATTTGAAACTAGATGACTTTAGTCCAGAGATTGTAACTGGTGTAGAAGCCTTAGGTAGAATGAACGAGCTTGACAAGATCATGCAATTCACAGAGATGCTTCAGATGACTAACTCATGGCCTGAAACTATGCAACGTAGAGTGCAGTGGGACAAGTTTAGTGGCAAGGTAGCTGCTGAGATCGGCCTAGAAATAGACTGGTTGATGAATGATGATCAGTTCAAAGAGATGCAGCAGGCTGAACAGAAAGCAATGATGGAACAGAAGATGGCAGCAGAAGCCAGCAAAGCCGTTCCTGATATGATCAAACAAGGAGGCCAACAGTGAGTACCGAAGATACAACTGTAGTAGAAGGAACAGCAAGTACACCTAGTTCAGAGGGTGTAACTCCCGCAACTACTGAGGGTGTAACCAATGCAACAGAAGAGAGCACGACGGAAACGACAGAAGGAACAGGCGTCACGGAGGCGACAGACACAGAAGCAACAAGTGAAGAGTCCAAGCAGACTTCCACTGATGATTCTGGAGAAGCAGACTTCTATTTCAATGGACAACAAGTTCAAGTAGAGATTCCTGAAGACCTGAGGGGTAGCCTTGATGCTGCCGGTGTTAACGTAGACTCCGTTCTTAAAGAGCTTTACGGTAAAGACAGTGACTTCACTTTGTCTGATGATACAAGAGCGCCCTTGGATGAGAAATACGGCAAGGTAGTTGTAGACACCTTTCTTAATGCAATGAAGAGCCAGAACGAAGGCATCCTTAAAGGAGCAAATGAAGCTCAGAACGCTGCAAGTGAAGCAGATAAACAAGCTGTTGAGTGGAGCAACGAAATTGTTGGAGGCGAAGAAAACTGGAACTCCCTTGAGGCATGGGCAACAGAAAACCTAGATGAGGGAGAGATTACTTCTTTCAATAAGGCTATGTCCAGTGGTGACAAGTGGATGCAAGAGCTTGCTATCAAAGCTTTGAACGGAAAGATGCAATCAGCAGAAGGCGACACAACAGTAAACCTAGTATCTGGTGACAGTGCTAGTGACACTGGTTCTGGTTCTGGATTGTCGGGTCAAGACTATATCAATGAAATGACAAGCCCTGCTTTCCGTGCCTTGAAAGGCCATGAGAAAGCCAACGCACAGAAACAACTCGACGCCAGACGTAGGACGGGAATGAAGCGAGGGCTTTAACCCGGACTATAGAAGGAAAGGCGTTTTAAAATAATTTAGGAGGTACAAAATTGTCTACTACTAATAATGTTACCAACCCGGCAGTATCCGCTTCAGGTGAAGTAGATACGCTACTGGTTGAGAAGTTCACAGGTAAAGTAAAAGAAGCGTACATTCGTCAAGAAAACCTATTGCGTTTCTTTGATGTACAAATGGTCGTTGGCACCAACATGGTTTCTGAGAAATTCATGGGTGATACCCAACTGCAAATCCTCTCTCCTGGTCAAGACCCGGAAGCTACCACCACTGAGCAAGACAAGAACGCTCTGGTAGTTGACACTACTGTAATCTCTCGTAACGCCGTTGCTATGTTTCACGACATCCAGAACGACATCGACGGCTACAACTCCAAGCTGTCCATGAACCAAGCGAAGCAACTTGCTCGTCTGGAAGATGAGATGGTTGTACAGCAGTTGATTTACTCCGCACAGAGCAACACCCTTGCCGAGCGTACTACTGCTCGTGTATCAGGTCACGGCTTCTCTTACCAGATTAGCATTTCCTCAGATCAGGCGGGTGATCCCGAGGACCTGCAAGCTGCAATCGAACTGGCTATCGAGAACATGATGACTGGTAAAGATGGTGGTGATGGTGTGGATCTGGATGATATGTATATCATGGTTCCTTGGATCGAGTTCAACGTACTACGTGATGCCGAGCGCATTGTAAACTCAGACTACAGCACCTTCCAAGGTGATACTGTATCCGGCTTTACTCTGAAGAGCTACAACGTACCTGTCATTCCATCCAACCGTTTCCCGCGCGTTGCGCCGAACGGCACCGATGTAGTGAGTCGTACTGGTCAGTTGAGCAACGCAACAAATGGCCAGCGTTACACCGCTAGTCTGGATCAGGCTAAGTCCAAAGCTATCGTGTTCAAGCCTGAAGCTCTGCTTACTGGTAAGACCATTGATATGACTGGTGACATCTTTTGGGATCGTCGTTCTAAGTCATGGTTCGTTGACACCTACCAAGCAGAGGGCGCAATCCCTTCCGCATGGGATGCTGTCTCCGTAGTTGACGTAATTGGTAACACCGAAAACACTGATGTTACTGCACGGGCTAACCGTAAAGTCGTCAAGACTAAGACTGTAACATAATAGTCTAGCAATCAAGCCTCGTCCCTAATGGGGCGGGGCTATTTTGTTTAGGAGGAATAATGGAACTACTTAATACAGAACTTGATGCAGTGAACCTATGCCTTTCTGGGATTGGTAGAGAGCCTGTCTCAAGCCTAGAGACTGCCGACCTAGACTCTGCTATGGCAAGAGATGTTATCCAGCAGTCAAGTATTGATCTCCAAGTAAATGCTGGTATAGGCTGGTGGTTTAATACCGAAAGAAACTGGCACCTGCAACCTAATGCCCTCGGAGCAATAGCACTACCTAATAACACACTTAGTATTGTAGAAGCAAGAGCGACATTCTATGACAGAGGTGAGAGACTTACCGTAAGAGGGAACAAGGTGTACGATACAGATGCTCACACTTTTGACTTAAGAGACATTGTTAACAGAGATGGTACAATTACCTTCTCTCTTATCCTTGCTCTGGAGTACGGAGAATTACCACAAACGGCTAGGTCTGCTATCGCTTGGAAATCCCGTAGGGTATTCGCTGATGATGCTGTTGGTGATCAGGTTCAGCACCAGATCAATATGCGTGGAGAGAACAGAGCATTTGCAGCCCTTGAGATTGAGCACCACAGAACAGCTAGGAAGAACTACCTTAGAGATAACGCACAGATCCGCAGCAGGGTAAGCCTCATAGGTGGCAACAACAATATGTACTGATAGGAGGAACAGATGGCTCTAACAACGAGTGCATGGGCTAGGCCAATTCAAGGTGTTTCACAGCAACCACCTAAGATAAGGCTGGAAGGACAAGCTAGTATTCAAGAGAACGCTATAAGCTCTGTAGTAACTGGTTTGAGAAAACGTCCGGGAACTGTAAGGATAGGAACTCTTACTGCGAAACTTCCAGAGAGTACAGCGTATCATTACTACAATAGAGGCACAGGAGAAGAGTACATAGTAGCGATCCCACCTAACAGCCTTCCCCGTGTATTCGATATCTCTGGTGAGGAGTTAGTAGTGGAGAACAACCTTCTTTCTACTGGATACATCTTCAACTCAAACCCTCTTGATTTTATGCGATTCTCTACTATCAGTGACTTCACATTTATAGTTAACAAGACTGTAATTCCTTTGGCAGATTCTGAGCTGACACCAGCACTGGATAATCAGGCTATAATAAATGTTCAGTTTGCTGACTATGGTAGGACGTATTCTATTAGCCTTAATGGTACAACTATCTCGTCTTATACAACACCAGATGGTAGTGAACCTGAAGACATAAATGATGTAGATACTTCTGTTGTAGCTGAAAGGCTATATAACAACTATGTAAATCCTAGTGTTGACAGAATATATACTCTACAGTTTACTGATGCATCACGAAGCACTCCTGATAATACCATTTTCCTAAATGGAAAAACTTATGAGGCCGTATACCAAGAGGTTAATCAGGCCACACAACAAGGCACGGAGTTTGTTGATCAGTTCCAGTATTACGAAGCAACAGATAGCACCAACCTAGGAGATATTGTTGGATACGAGTTTACTCTTGAAGGTAACACTATCCTAGTAAGAAAGACTGACAGCACAGACTTTGATATATCAACTACAGACGGTGCAGATGGCAGAGATCTCTTTGTTGTAAAGAACTTGGTTAAGCAAGTAACTGATCTACCTGTCTACGCACCCGTGGGATACCGTGTTGAGGTGGTTGGTCAAGGTAACAATAGTGATGACAACTACTGGCTTGTAGCAACAGAGAACTCTGGATCTACTGTAAGGTGG